TTTTTTTCTTTTATTTATATTTCTTACTAAACTATTTTTTGCCATTATGCTACTACCCAGCTTTTAGCTCGTTTTTTTGGTTTATACCATCCCTTTTTTGACTCATTAGGCTTCATATTAGGTGGAAATGCGTGTAATTGTGCATAATAAAGAGTCTCAATGGTATCATCGTGGGACATTTTAGGCCCAAAAGTAATGATTTCGTTAGTTAAATCAAACATATTTTCCTTTAAAAAGACATTTCCAGTACTAAACCTACCACTTAATCCACTATATATTCTATTTCTTTTGTTTTGACCACCTGGTTTTTCTGGAATTACACCAATATTATATTTGTTTTCTATTCTTCTTCTTTCATTTAAAGATTGGAATATAGACCTATTCATAGCTACATCCTCAACAGTACTAGATATACAATGATATTTTTCATGCATATCCATAATATAATCTACTACACCCTTTTTACCAATGATGTTTCCTTCATTATCTCTAGAACCTACAGTTGGTATACTTCGATGTCTTTCATATTCTAATACATATAATTTATTGTTAGGGTCAATAGCAATTGCCATTATTACAGAAAAGTCAGAAGTCTTAGTATCTATATCAGTAGCAGGGTCACATCCTATAAAAGTATTACAAGGAAGTTTTTCTCCATCTACATGAATATAATTTTCTCCATCTTCGTTTTCATAATATCCTTCCCAATGTTTTATATATCTTCTACTCCATACTGAATCTTCTTCAGACTGTACTTCCATCATATATTCTTGATAGAACTTTTGAGATTGTCCACTATCTAAATAAAACTTTTTCTTTTCCTCTAGTTTTTCTTTAGAGAAGAACGAAGGCCATAAAGGAGTACCATCTGGTAAAATAGCTTTATATGTAATTACTCTCCATGAAAAATCTTCACCACCTTTTTGAGCTTTTGCATAATTATTAATAAGATTATTAATAAAAGAGTCATAGTGTACAGGAGTACCATTAACACGCAAGCGACCAGTATGCGGCTCCAACGCAGGGTATACAACAGCGGTAACCAAATTCGCATTCTTAGCACGTGCATCTGGTGTAATGGTATTTGCCTCATGTTCAAAGTCATCTAATATAATTAAATCATATCTTTTGTGCAACTTTGCACCACCACGAATACCTGCTACATTACTTTTAGATATAAGTTTACATCCATTAGATAATTCAATATCTTCTTCAGTCCACTTTTTTCCTTTCATCGCTCCAAAGAAATATTTAATACTATCATTAAATTCAAGGTGATGCTTTATATAATCCATATTACCTACTGATAATTTTTGAGTAGCAGATACCCAAGCATAAAAATGCATATCACCTTTTGGGCAAAAAAGAAAATCTTTTATAATAGAAGCTTTAGTTAATACAGTTTTACCATGCCCTCTGGGAAGAATAATACCTAATTGTTTAACATTTATATCATCAATAGCATCTGCCATCTCATAATGAAATGGAGGAGTTTCGCTTCTCAGGAAGTCATCAGGAAGAAACAACTTACCAAAAGCAATTAAATCTTTATGAGCAAGTAATAATTGTTCTTCAGCCTGACTTACGTTTTTCTTGTTTATGTTTGCCATCTTCGTTTTTCTTATCTAAGAATTTTGTAAACTTTTCATCGTCACCATTCATTTCTATATAGTAGTCAAGTATTAATTCACAATTTCTTTGTCGTTGGATAGAATTAGATAGTGCATATTCAAGTACTTTTATTCTTTGAATTAAATCTTTTCTTTTTAATCCTCTTTTTGTTGCTATTGCCATATCTCTTTAGTTGCATCCTTTATTACAAATTGTTTTAATAACTCATCCTCATCTGCATCTTTGGTAAAAGTTACAACAGAATCTACACAACCTTGTATATATGATTTTGCTTCTATTGATGTATCAAAAGACCTCATCAAAGCATCAGTGCCATTTTCTTTCATCTCTTTCCAAAAAACTATAAACTGCCCTCCGTATCTCATTTACCTTGCCCTCTATATTTCTTTTTATAATATTTTTTACTTACTTTATTTCCATATTTAGTATTTTTACTTGAACCTTGTCTTGTTTTCTTACCTTTTGACTTAGTGTAATTATCCATTGTAAGATTTACCTCTAAATATAGATTTACCTTCATAAATACCAATAGTATCTATCTGAAAATCTTCATCTGTATATTCTATAACTCCTATTCCTTGTTGCCAATTATATCTAGTGCCTCCGCCTGGAACAATACCATCTATTCTACAAAGAGTTCCACAAGATATAGCTTGATATATTTTAGGCTTTCCATGTGTCCATACTGTTTTATGAGCCATTTCCAATCTATGTACATGACCTTGAATTATACTAATTCTTGGAGAGTTTAATAGTTTCATAACACTTTGACCACTTTGAGCACCTACTTTAATACCATGTATACAAACTAAATTGTTATTTATATAAAATTCACCATGAGGATAATTACCTACATACTGTACATCTAATTTATCTAATCCTAATAGGTAAGGTACTGATAATATGGGAGCAGACTTTGGTTCATTAGCAGGTTTTATACCATACGCTTGAATTGTATTCTGAACAATACTGTCAATCATTCTTTTCTCATGATTTCCTTCTATGTAAACCATTTCTTTACAATATGGTCTTAATTCTTTAATCCAAGAGGCTACATAATTTAAACTAGGTTGTGTAGTAAAATAAAACTCTGGAGAACGAACAAAATGAGTAGACCAATCTGGTAAATCAAGCATATCACCTAACATTATTACCCTATCTGGCTTTAAATCCTTAATTATTTCTGTAGCAATCGCAATTGCCTTTAAATCATGAAGTGGTGTTAATTCTCCTGTTTCTAAGTTTCTTTTAAACCCACATTGAGAATCAGGCAAGATTACATCTATTTTTAATTTTCTTTTTGGTGTTTTAATATTGAATTTTAGTGGAGATACTTTTGCACCTTGAACTGTTGGAAAATCACAGACTATAGGAATCTTTCTTACCAGACTTGCTCTTGCTTGATAGTTAGTATGAGTATTCCATACTATTTTTCCATCAACTTCTTCTTTAGCAGATACATCCCATTGATTTATTTTAAAGTTTGTTACTTTCCATACATCTTCCGATATATCAAACTTACTTAAAAGACTTTCTAGTGTTGGTGCTTTTCCTGTAGCAACATTATCTGTTACATAAGTATAATTTAGTTCTTCTACTACAGACGAAGTATTTACATTAGAAGTAGGAATATCATCATACTCATCTAAGTATTCTCTACCACAATCTTTACATTTATATCTTTGTATTTGTTTATCACTACCTGCTTTTCCATTTTTCTTATTTTTTACCGACCCGCATTTAGGACACGTCATTATCTTCTCCTTTTATTTCCTTTAGTTGAGGACGTTCTGCTTTTTCTAGTTGTTCTGGTGTGAATCCTTGAAACATACCTAAGATACCCATTTCTTTAGATTTTATAGTAGTTCCAGTAGTTCCAATTATTTTTGCTAGTTCTTTTGTTGATTGTAATACAATACCATCATCTGAACTATTATCAGCAAGACACTTTAGCTTATCTAATACATATTCGTGGTCTAATCCCATTCCTTTTGCTATATCTAATACAGACTTTTCTACTTCTTGCATAACTCTTTCCTGTTTTAATAAAATTGTTGCTCTTCTTCTTGATTGTAATTCATCATCATTATTATAGGCATCCATATACGCTTTTACAGGTCCCATACCTACAGCTACATTTGTAGCAAAAATCTTTTCTCTTTGAGTAACACCTATTCTTTCTTTTACTGACTTAGGATTCTTTCCAGAAAATGTATACCTATTTGGATGCTTTGAAAAATCAGTATCCATCTTAGACCCTTTTTTCTTTAAAAACGTTCCTACAACAGTGCGTACATATCCACTTGCATATTTATAATTTTTTCTATCGTTAGGGTGTTTTATTTTATCTACTACTTTTAGTAGTTGGACAATTTTTCTGTCGTCTGAATAGACCCAATCGCCCTCATTTGCTTTTCTCCAATCAACAGCAAGTGTTTTATCTGGATAAGCTTTTTCCCATTCTTCATAGGAATCATATATGTAATGTTTTTTATTCTTTATTTCTCGGTATTCCATGTTCCCCTTTTTGAATACATGTTTGTTCATACAGAGTTTCTATTAGTTCATTTACTGCGGTAGGTATATAATACACTTTACTATCTATTTCGATAGGGCATTTATCTTCTGAAGATAACTTTGATAGGATTTCTTCTTGTGCTTCGAGTGGGAGCTTACTTAGCTCTAACATGCCAAAGGCCATCAGTACAATAGAACGACCGAGGTAGCGCTTGCTTTAGTAATAGATATTTTGTATGTATGACCTTGTAATAAATAAAAAGCTATTGTTTCTCCGCCAACGTCTAAGTTTACACTAGCTGATGAACCTTTCATATGTATGCCCCTAGAAGGTTCTTGGTCATTTGTTGTTGCCACAACTGCTTTAACATAAGGAGCCACACTTTCTTGTGATGTGAAATCCATTAAATTCTTGGGGACGCCTATAGTTGCCATTCAAATACTCCGTTTATTTATTAGTAAATATAAGGTGAAAATTTATAAATATACAATATTTTTTAATTCGTACTTGCCGTACTTGTAATACATGAAATACATATAAAAGAAAGTTTTTAACCGCCCCATTATATAAAGGATGAAAGTCGAAAGTCAAGACAAATATTACCAAAGACCAAGTTATTCTCGGAAAAAAATGCAGGATTTTGATATGCACTCTTATATCCCACTATACCCCCTAAGCGGGGGATTTGCATATAGCAATTTTAGTTATTTTATATTTTTTGATATTTATGATAAATAATTTATTAATAAACCCAATAGGAGATAATCACTATCATGATTACACGTAACTCGCTCGTTAAACGAGCACACAATATCTTAACAGAAGCCATGGATAAATCAATGAATGCACCTGTACGCAGAGGTTATTCAAGACTAGCTGGTGTACCTATACCATCTAAGCGTGACATCCTTGCAGCTGCTAAGACAGACTTACAAACTATTAACCAAGTAGCAGAAACATTTGGTTTTGATGCTGTATGGAACGACCCAGACACGGAAGAAGTAGAGTTAGGCACAGTAGACTAGGTAATTGGCCCTTCATTGGGCCTTTTACTTTACCATTTACTTACGTTTACTGTCAAATAAAGTGCGAAAGTGTGATGAACACATACATATATATAAATACATTCACACAACCTTTGAATAGTACCAATTTTGTAGTAACTTGGTCATTAACCCC